ACTTTAGTTGACTGTATGGGCCGTTTTGCATCAATACCCGTGGTCTATGACTCAAACACTTTCGACAGTGAAAAACAGAGACGGGACTATATGAACAACCGGTCAAAACCGGGGAGTGCGTTACAAGTGACAAATCAAGACAAGCCGCCAAAGATTGAAGAGGCACCCAGATTCCCAACAGAATTACTATCTATAACGGAGTATATGGGTAAAATGGGTGACATTATCTCTGGGTTTAATTCTGAGGGGATAAGTGGGGTAAGGAATGCCCAGTCAACACCATTGTACCGAGAAAGAAGGCAGTCAGCATTGTCATCAGTTGATTATATTTTTTCAAATTTTGATGTGATGCAACGTGAAATGGCTTTTCGTTTAATTGAGATGTATAAAGCCTTTTACACACCTGAACGTGTATGGAGGATCTTGGAGAATCAAAACGCAAAATTATTAAAAGAAGGCTCAAATGGTGTTATGATTAATGGCCTACCATTTGAGAATGTAAGTTATAAGTACATTAAAGATATATGGGATAATTGCGATATAATTAGATATGATATAGCGATCTCGCACAGTGACTTCAATACAACGAAAGCGGAAGATGATTTGGCTATGGCTGTATCAATGGCTGGTCAGGGAGTCCCTGGGGTTAATGGGGAGTGGATACTTGAGTTCATGACCGATCTCACTGAGGAGCAAAGGTCTAGACTAAAGCAGATTGCCAACAGTGAGCAAAATAGACAGTCTCAAATGGCAAGTCAGGCTGGGCAGTTAGAATTACAAAAGGTTCAGCTCGGTATTCAGGGGCAAGCTCAGAGGCAACAGGCACAAATTGAGGTTGATAAAGTTAATAAGATGGTTGATACAAAGATGTCTGAGGATAAAATTGAAATAGAAAGAATGCGACTTGAGATGGAGAAAATGAAGCTGGCTATTGAGAATTTAAAATCGCCAAACAACAAATAATGTTTGACTATTTTATCATTTTTTGATATATATGTAAATGTAAGTAATAAATTTTTTAAATTAGGTAGTGGAACAACCAAGGGCCTTCAATGATAACTCATTGATGGCCTTTTTTTTTGATTTCATCTTAATTTAAGCTAGGAGCGAAAATGAGTGGTAAAGAAACTAATAATAACGAGGATGAATCAACAATCGAGACGTTTCTCTATAAAGATAACCTATCTTCTGAAAATAGTGATGCGGACAAAGCGAAGGATCAAGAAACTTTGGGTGAAAGCGACAAAGACACTGGTGAAAATGTGGAAGAGCCGAAAGATGAAAAGTCGAAAGCTAACTCTAAAAAGCGTAAAAAATCGAGCTTCATTTTTGATCGGGATTATTACGAAAAGGAATTAGGTATAAAAGACGAAAAAACACTAGATGTCTTAAGAGAGAGGGATCAAGAGATTTTCAATAATAGAAGCACTATCGGCAATCAAGGGGCTAAAAATAAAGACCTTGCTGATAAATTATCTATAATTGAATCTCAAAAAAAGGAGCTTGAGAAAAAGTCGATTAGTGATGAGGAGTTTGACGAGCTATCCATGGAGTCGCCATCAAAAGCGAACCGTGCTAGACAGGAGTCTGAAAAGGCCGAGGCTGAAAGGCTAAGGTTAGACCGTGAGGCCAGAGTAATTCAAAACCAATCTGTTTTATCCGATGACGATAACATAAATGACATGTCAGAAGGCATTAAAGAAATTCTTGCTAAAGATATTGTTGCACTTGGTGGAGATGAGCCAATGGTAAATAAGGTTATTTCAAACTTTGAGGGAGATAAGATAGGGGCTTTTGGAACGGATGTTTTTTATAATATTGTTCAAAGGTTAAAGTTGCAGGAAAGTGTTGATTCAAAAGATAAGGAAATAGAAGACCTTTCCGCTCAAATTGATTCTTTAAAGTCCGATTTAAGTCATAACTCTAAGAGCATTGTTAGAAAAATAAACAAAGCGTCATCATCACCACATTCCACAAGTGGGACAGTAGGTGATTCTGTCAATTCATCAAGCGACAAATCCAATATAATGAGTTTTCTCTACAATCAAGATCATTAATAGTGTTTTTAATAAAAAATAAGGAGAAATAAACATGGCCACTTTAGCCGAGATTAATATGACATTGTTGGATCACGCAATTAGAGCCAGCAATAAAGGTACTCAAGATTTTGTTAATATGTTAAGTCAAGACAATCCTCTTGAAGACATTGTCTATAAAGAGGGTAATGAGAGTGATGGGGAGACTGTTAAAATACAAAATGGGCTACCTAAAGTTTACTATAAACGTTTTAATAAGGGCGTACCGCCAAGTAAGAGTACGTATACTGAGCAAAAATTTAAAACGTACCGTCTTGCTGGAGCTACTGTTACCGATGCCGATCTTGCCAGAAAGGGCGGTCAAATAAATGAGCTGAGAAAACAGGATAAGCTTAGTCAGATAGAGGCAATGCAACAGCAGTTTTCTTCAAATTTATTTTATGGAGATGAGCTTGCAGATATGGACTCATGTGATGGGCTTAATAAATACTACAGCACAATTAATCCATCTCAGGGACCAGCTGCCAGAAATGTTATTGATGCTGGAGGCACTGGAAATGATAATGCCTCAATTTATTTAGTTACCTGGGGTCTTCACTCGTGCTACGGAATTTATGACAAAGGTAGCTCTTTAGGTGTCACTCATAAAGATTATGGTGAAACTATGGAAACGCAACCTGACGGTTCAGAATTAACACTATTTAAGGATATGACAACATTTTGTACTGGTTTAGTTTTGAAAGATTGGCGATATTCTGGACGTATTTGCAATATCGATCGAAGCAACTTAGACGGAGGGTCTGGCGCGTCTCTCTTTACATTGTTGACTAAGTTACTTCACACCGTAAAGTCATCGTCTAATGGTCGTCGAGTGTTGTATATGGACGACACCATTTTATCTAGCTTAGATTTACAAACTCAATCCCTTGTTAATTCTGGTGGAGGTATCACCTACGACAACGTTGACGGTAAACAAGTTATGGATTACCGGGGCATCCCAATAAGAAAAATGGACTGTTTGCGAGTTAATGAGCAGCGAGTTGTATAAAAAGGAGAGTAAAACATGTCAGCAATAGATAATTTTTTAGTTTTTGATGAAAATATTGAGCATTTATCCACTAGTCAAAGCACGAATGTTATTGATTTAGTCCATTCGAGAAACATAGGTGCCGGTAAGTATATGTACTTAGAGTGCTTAGTGAAGGAGAGCTTTACCGATTCAGGAACAGACTCTACAGTTACATTAACATTGGAAACCGACAATGATTCGGCGATGTCATCACCGACAGTGCTTCAAACGGTGGCCGTTATACCTGCCGGAGCTTTAGCTGGAAGTAAGTTTAAGACGCTACTCCCTTCGACTCATGATTACAAAAGGTACTTATCGGTTAAATATACGGTTGCTAACGGCAACTTAACAACGGGAAAGGTGTCTACGTATCTTACTGATACGGATACATTATATAAGGCACATAGTGACGCAAAGCCAGAATTATAGATCATGAGTGTTCAAGTTAGGGTCAAGAATGGTCAGAAAGGCTTTTATGGTGGCTTGATTCGTGAGCCAGGAGATAAATTCTATCTCCTGGCAGGGGATGAGCTTTCAAGTCGATGGATGGAGAGGGTCTATCAAGACGAGCCAAAACCTAAGAAAAAAGGCAAAAAAAAGGGAGGTATTTAAATGGTGGCTGTTTCGGTGGGTCCTTTATTGATAAATGTCACATCTGCCGGATACGGGCCCATAAAAACACCCATAGGTAAAGATCGTTCATATAGTATTGTGGCAGTGGCTGATGCCGGAGCTAATGCATCGGCATCAATCGCCATCGAAGTATCTAATGATAATAATAATTGGGTAGAGCTAGGAAGCATTACATTTTCAGATGTTAATGATACTCCTATTACCAATGGCTTAACAAGTAGTACTTCATGGCTGTCGATAAGGGCTAATGTAACCTCTATAACTGGTTCTGGTATGACGATAAATGGAAGTTATGGTGTGCTATAATGCCAACTAATAAATCCATAAATCACGACATTGCTGGTGGGGGGAGTGGTGAAGGAGGCGGGCCATCCGTAAATGTAGTAGATAATGTCACCTCAACAAGTGTGAACGATGCATTGTCAGCAAATCAGGGCCGATTATTAAAGGATTTATCTGAAACGAAATTAAGCCAATCTGATGTTGTTGATGGGTTTTTAGATACATATGATTATCTTCCTGGATCCGCTAAAAATGATAAAGAATTAAAGGGTTTGGTAGATCAGAAACAAGATGCTATTGAAGGATCCAATGCTGATTCAATAAAATCAATTTTATCGCTTAATAATGTAGATAATACAAGTGACATGGATAAACCAGTATCATCCCTTCAGCAATCGGCTATTGGTGCAAAAGTAGACAGAATAAACTTGTCGGTAGACGGAAACCTTGTAATTCAGAATGCTCAGGGTGGGATCCAAGATTCAGGGCAGACTATTTTAGATTTAAAAGATGGCTGGGATGGTGAGGTTAATACTTTTGCTGACTTACCGGTAGCGTCGAGCAATAATGGTAAAAAATATGTCGTGAAAACACCCACTGGAACAACAATATTAGGGACAAAAAAATATGCAGGAACATACATTAGCGATGGTGCTGTATGGAATATTTTTGGGTACAAGCAAGCAAGTGTTATAAATCAGACGCTTTCAGGATTTATTGCAGATGGGTCTGTAAGTAGTATTGTATCTACGGACTCAATATTGACATCAATTCAAAAAGTGCAAAATTGGTTTAATACGTATTTTAGCAACTTAACAGGCGATATTCAGTCTCAGATAAATAATAAAGAAGAAAAAATATTAGCAAAAAGCTATGTGGATGCTCAAGTCACAGATATAAAAACAGTTATTGATAATTGGGGCTCAGCAGCTGCTTTAACTGGTTACAACTATCAGCTTCACGCAAATTATTCTGGAGCCGATATAACCATTAATGATTATTACAATATATCTTTTACTGGAACTGATAATCCCGCAGGGTCTCCGCATACAGTTTTTAACAATAGGTCCTTAACTCTTACTGGATCAAATTGCACAAGGATTAAATTAATAAATATAAATGTTGAAAATGGGCTAATAGTAAATGGCACTCAAGGGAGGCACTATTTTGAAAAGTGCGCCTTTGGCGGTTTAACAATTAGTTATACTTCAAACTGGATCACTTTTACAGATTGCACATTTAGTTCAGGAGTTACAATTAATAGTAATTTTGCTGGGGCCGTGTACTTTGTTCGATGTTCTTTTGGCGGGCAATCAATGACACTTAATAATTCACTGGCAACACAAGTTATTCTTTTAGATTGCTCAGGCTTGGCAAGTATTCCATCAAATGCATTTAAATCAGGAATGACATCTTTATCATCAGGGGTGCAGTCATTTTATTTGAATGGTACCCCCTTTTCATCCACCAATGATTTTACTGATGAATTTAAAAATAAGCTCGAATCAATACAAAACAATGCTACGCAAAACGATACAGATGAAAATTTAAAAAATAGAGCGAACCACACAGGAACTCAATTACACACTACTATAACAGGTCTTGGGAGTGCCTCATTGCTAGATGTTGGAACACTTGAAGGAAAAATTCCGGTATTAAATTCTTTTAATCAAATACCAGAAAATCAAATTCCAAATTTTAAAGAAATTCCAGCTCAAAATGGGATTAATACATTTTCGTTGAAAACAGGGAATGGACAAAATAATTTAGAATCAATTTTAGGTTTTTATGGTACTTTTTACAACTATCCTGCCGACCAAGGCCAAAGAAAGACTTGTGATATCCGTTCGGGTTTTAATGGAGGTATTTGGGGGACAGAATTTGTTTCTATTGGCGTTGGAGGGGCGACTGACTCCGAAAATATTTGCAATGAAAAAATCAGAATAAACAGCAATGGGAATCACGGTGTCAATAATGCAACACCATCTTATGCTTGGCACGTCAACGGAAGTATTGCGGGAACCTCATATGTAACAACTTCAGATTTAAAATTAAAAGAAAATATTAAAGATATCCCTATACATCTAATTGATAAAATTTTAGATATTAAAATTAAATCATTTAATTTTATAGAGGACGATAAAAAAATTGTACAATATGGAATAATAGCCCAAGATTTAGAAAAAATAGAAAAAGAGTTAAAAAATAAAAATATTGAAACAAAATTAGTGAATACAGATAATTATTTTGAAGAGTTTAAAAATGAAGATGATTTAGATAGTTTTTTACAAAAAAAATCATATTTAAAGGCCACAAAACATACAAATAATAATAAATTCGTTGCAAAATGGAGTCAAAAAGCAGTTAATTATAACAATTTATTTATCATACAAAATTCACTAATAGTTGATATAATATCAACATTAAAAACTCAAAATCTCTTTTTTGTTGTTGACGATATAAAAGAGGTCTACAACAACGAATACGATAACACGTATGAAGTCTTAACTATTCAGGGCGATTTAATTAAATCCATTGAAAAAAACGGCAACACGCAAGAGAAACGCATTGATGTTTGGGTTGCTAATGGCGGCAAGGTTATTGATAAAATTTTAAGTAGGCAGGAAATTTTACATTTAATTAAAAAAGAGAACAATAGGCGTATTCGATTATTCGGCGATAGGGAATTAACTCAAAATGAATGGCTTCAAAAATCACAAAATGCCCAAGATGTCATAAATAGATTTACTTCTCAACTGGTTGGAAAGTCATTGAATTTAAAAATTGTTGGAAGAGAGATAACTCAAAAGCAATACAATGATGCAATCGAACTAATTGAGAGAAAAGACGCATATGTTTCTCATTATCACGAAAACTTAAAGCCACTCATTAATTCAATGAGGGACTCAGAAATAATATCCTTTAATCCATTATCGGATAGCTTATGGAAAGGGTTGAGTTAATGCGTACATATAAGAGAAAGCCAAGTGTGAACGACATATTAAAATCTGTTATTCGTATCCTCGGTGGGTATATGGAGGGTAGTGATCCCACATTAGAACAGATGGAATCAGCTCGCCGTGCATTTAACTCGTACCTGGACACACTAGATGAGGGTGGTAGCCGATATTTTTTAAGGAGAGATAGGCAGTATGTATTTCCTGAAACTAGTGTTGTCTTAGAAGGCGGTAAGAGGTATCGATGCATTAAATCCTTTATTGCTCCAAATATATCAACTTACTCAGTGAATAAAAGCTATGGAGAGGGTGATACGGTTTACCCTTCTGTATATAATGGATATTATTATGAGGCGATGTCGTCAGGAATGTCTGGGGGAACACCTCCTTCATTTCCCATCGTACAGGGAAAGACTGTTTTGGATAATGAAGTAACGTGGAAGGCTATTCCAGATCAGAAGCCGTCGGTAGGAAAAAATTGGCGAACTTTTTTTGTTGAGGACTTGAGTCTTACGGGGGGAAGCCCTTATGTATCAGGTGAATATATTCGATCGGGGACTTTTGAGCTTCAAGAGGATGAGGTGTCAATTGAGGAGGCATCTATAATGATAAAGGGTGAAGAGTCTAAATTGTCGATTATTTCCGATTTTGACTACTCCGACATTCAGGATAAGTCACTTGAGTCTGAACCTACGCATTTATATATTAAACACTCTGGATTGACGGCAACGGCTAATTTATGGCCGAGTCCAAAAACGATCGGTGAGGATGGGTATATATTACACTATAAAGCGAGAATAAGAATGGTTAATAATTCAAATGAATTAAACCTTCCTGATTCGATGATACCATCCGTTACCTATAACGTGGCTAACTTATTAGCTCCAGAATATAATGTCTCGGCAGATATGCAGGTACTTATATCGCAACGGGCGCAAAATTTAGAAAGAGGAACTAAGGAGCTAACACTTCCAGAGACGACAAATATTGTCGTGAGTAATTATTAGGAGATAAATAATGGCATCTAGTAAAGCTAAACAAATGGATATTTTTATGGGAGGGATGAGCGACTCTTCACAAAGACCATTACGTGATTACCGGGTATATTTTTGGGAAAGTAGTGGCGCAAGCACCCCCAAAACGGTATGGGAAGATATCGATAAAAACAATATATTGGATCAGACCAGCGGTGTAGCTCTTGGGAACTCTGGAGAGCGTGCCATTTATGG